TGCGAAAGTTACTGAGAATTCCTGGATGCCTTCATTTTCCCAGCCAAGATCAATTGTAGATACTTCAGCAGGGAAGATACCAACGAAGTTGTACACACGAAGCACATCGCCAGTCTTGGCGAACTGTGTCACCTGAGCACTGGACTTATACAGCTGTGGTGCAGAACCACCAGCCGTTCTAAGGTTGCCCTGTGCAGAGTTGATTGCGTGCGACCACTGCTCCATTGCATTGCGGATTGCTAAGTCTTCATCGTTCATCACAGTAACAGTCCACTCTGGATAAGTGCGGTTGCCTGCTACCTTGACCTGACGACCGAAGTATGGTACTGGAATGATACCCAATGTTGAAGACGGAATCTGCGCAGCTCTTGCCATGAAAGGTACTTGAGCATCACCAACCCCATTGATAGGGTTGGTAATTTGCACCTCAAAGAGAGAACTGCGAGCACCGCCAGCCTTGAGTGCTCCAGCAAACTGATTTACATTAAAAGCCATTTTCGTTCTCCTTTTATCCTATTTATTAACCGAATTGGCCAACTACTTCAGAGAACTCAACGCCTGTTCTAACCGCAACAAAATTCAGCTGAATGAAGTTGATAGAACGAGCTGGCTTGATGTAGATGTCACCGATAAACTCATTGCGATCGATAACCTCACCAGTGTTATTGGTGCTGTCACAAACCACACGGAAGTCGGTGATACCTCTGCGACCCTGCACATCACGCAGGAACGGTTCTACCAGATTGCGGAATTGAGAACGAGTAAATTCATCGTTGAATTCAAACAGAGTGAATTTCGATGCAGTACTGATTGCTTTCTCAAGTACAATGAACAGACGACGAACATTGATACGGTCAAACGCAGAAGGTTTGGCAAGCATCGTCTTGTCGCCGAACAGTACAGTACCCTGACCTGGGAATGTTACAACTGGGTTGATACCCTTCTTGTAAAGCTGGTCACGATCACTCTTGCCTGGATTGTATGCCAGACGGATGCAGTTCTTAACATTACCACGATTGAAACCAGCTGGGCTGTACCATGGATCACGAGTCAGGTCAGTTTGAACCATCAGACCAGCGGTGTCGCCGTTCAGAGGAACATAACGATAGACATCGTTGTACTTGTCGTACATGTACTTCCAACCAGAATCAAGCACTGCGTAAGAAGAACTTGGCAGCGTGTCACGGAAAGCGATAACATCATCTCTTTCCTTACCTTCATAAGAGTTGTTGTTAACAACATCAGCTCTTTCAGGTGACAATACTGCGATACAGTCTTTGCGAGATTCAGCAATATTTGTGATCAAGTGAATTGCCAGTGTAGCATCAGCATTCGAGCCAAGCAGGAATGAGACATCTACATCTTCAGCAGATTTGAATAGATTATAGAATGGAATCTTCTGAGCACCAGTTGGTGTCGCACCATCCTTACCACCAGAGAAACTGTTGGTTACAGGAAGATCAGCACCTGGATAGTTAGTGCCCAAATCAGCACGCAACCCAGCATTTGTCATGCCGCTATTGTGCGCACCCCACCAGATATATGGTGAGTTCTGATTGATAACATTCTTGTAATAGTTACCAGCACCTTGCTCAGTGCGACCATCAAGTGCCTGAGAAACTTCTGGATAAACTTCAAGAACTGTACCTTGTACACCAGTGATCAGACCATCTTCGTCAACAACTGCAACATGGATCGCATCACCCTGAGCACCAACAGTATTTGCATATGCCGTAGTTCTTGGAGCGTTGTCGAAGAAGTTGAAGTATTCCCAACGACGAGTGAAGCCAACTGCAGTGTTAGATACTGTGTTACCAGTATAGTTTGCAGTCAGAGTAACCGTAGTTGCTGTTGAGTTAGCAGCAGAGATTGACTTAACCTTGCACTGCTCTTTGTCTGGACCAAGCAACAGAATGTCACCATTAACGATGTCACCCCAAACTGCGGTGTTTGCAGCGTTCAATGTAACAGTGCTGGTGTTCTTGGTTACAGTGTAGTTGGTAGAAACTGTTGATTCCCATGCGTTTGCATTCTGGCAAACAGAAACCTTCAGTGAGTTACCAAGTTCGCCTGGATACTTAGCAACCCAGTTGCCATGACCAGCCTTGTTGGTGTATGTTTCGTTGTAATAATCTTCATTAGTTACATATGTGCCAGTGCCACCAGAGGTAGCATTGTTGGCAGATGCAACCGCACGGCTAACATACAACGCATTGCCATAGGCAAGGAAGTTTGCTGCAGTGAAAAAGTCAGTTGCAGTATTTGAGTTTGGCTTACCAAAGATGTTAACGAGTCGATCTTCAGAGTCCACCAGCACACGCTGATTTACTGGACCCCAACTCAGGTGGGCTGCAATAGCACCTTCAGTGGTGCTTACCGCAGGCACGACCGTTGTAAGATCGATTTCGCTTACATTAACGCCTGGGGATACTTGGAAAGGCATTTTTTATCTCCTTCGAATGTAAAGAGTCAACTATTTCATTTATTGATATTTATAAAAACAGGGATTTAGAACCAGTTATTGCTGTTCCATTCAGTCACTGTACCGTGTGCCATATCGCTATCCCCTCCCCATTCTTCAGCAAGATTCTCATCCATGCCGTCATCTTGGATGCCAAACGGCAGAAGTTCTTCCATAATTTCCTCTTGCGAGCGTTCACGCAACAATGCAAGAGTATTAATGTCTGTGTAGTCTTTAAAGAATGGCTGGTTTGAGAGCCAAGCAAATAATACAAGTCCCATTACCAAATCATCATGACAACCAGGTTCAGCTTCGTATGATACTCCCTTCCTCGAAAATGTTGACAGCTCATTAATAGTGTTGAAGTCATTAATAATCAATTGGTCTTGCTCAACGAGCAACTTCAATACTGAACAACCAACTGACTTTACTTGCTTTGTTGTGCGGATTCCCTTGTCAATTGAACCTTTCTTCCTGTTGAACCCGCCAGAGATTCTTTTTCCTAATCTACCAGCGTTCTCAGTAAACAAAATGTTCTCATATTCATAATCCATCAACAGGAGTTGAGGAATCTGCTCGCCAATATCGTTCACTTCAACGAGAACGATTGCATTGTTATACTTTATGCATGTTCTATATATTACTTCCGTGTATTCAACAGGTGGCGTCAGGTTGTCTCGGAAGGTACAAACTTGCTTATATGGCATCGAAGATGCGTCAATGATGTGAAATGCGGAGTAATCCAGCCCCTTGCCTCGTGAAACATCCACGATGCAGAAATAAACACGGTCTGGTTGTGGCTCTTCATACATGGTCAGACCATTTCTATCTTGAATTGGTCTGCGAGCCACCAGCTGCTTCAGTTTGCTACCATCGATCAGTGTACCTGATGAACCCAAGAACTCGCATTCGAATTCCTGAGCAAACTTCTGCATGTCGAAGTCCATTGATGCCAGAGTATCTTTTTGCCAATCAGCATCTCTTCCAGGAACTTCTCTCCATGGCACTTCAACATACTTGTAGCCATTGGTCCCATCTTTTGCACCTTCACAAGTCTTGTAGAAGTGATTAAGACCATTTGGTGTTGATGTCAATAGAATCTTAGTGGTCTTACCAGACGAAATGGTAGGAAACACAGAAGCGAAGAATTCGTCCCAGTTTTCTACGAACGCTGCCTCATCGATGTATAGAAACGAAACAGACTTACCACGAATGGCAGAGGATGAGGTTGCCGCAGCGATAATCTTACAACCGTTTTCAAATTCAACAGAACCTTTGTTCCATTCAATGACACCCTGCTGAATCCACTTCGGCAGTGCTTCGTATGCAATTTTGATACGGTCTAGAATTTCACGAGCGGAGTCGCCTTTGTTCGCAAGCAGCCCAACAGTCTTGTGATTGTTGAACAGAACATAATGTAGGATAACTGCTACTGCTGTTGTTGTTTTACCTGCCTGACGACTTGTGACGACGGTAACACGACGATTCTTTGTAATCTTTTCGATAATTTCTTTTTGATAGTCATAGAGTTCAATCGGTATGAGTCCATGGTCAACATGGACGATGTTGATGTACTTTTCTGAAAAATAAGTTGGATCCTTGGCACACTTGAGGAATTCTCTTACTTTATCCTCGTCCCAATCAACTGCAACACCCTTGCGTTTTAAGTTTAGATTACCAAGATAACCCTTATCAATTAGATTCATTTTTCCAACTTATAATTCAGTGTTACCATAATTCTATCATCATCAGACATACTTGGTGAAACAAAATGTTCTAACCATGACGGAAACACTAGAAAATCTCCAGTTTGTGGTACTGTCGCAAATCTTCCAACAGTAAATGGTGTATGACTTTGCGCACCCATCGCCAACGCACGCCATGTATTTTGTTTTCTTGGGTCATTAATGCCGAAACCAGAATTGCTGTCTTGTGGAACTTTTATGTAATATGCACAACTGATGTCGCCTTCTGGATGATTGTGTGGTGGATGCCATCCACCTCTATTTGTTATGTAAATCCATCCAGTCTTTAACACAAATCTAAAATCATCGCTGAATCCAACTTCTAACTTTATTTTTTCTAATCTATCATCAATTAATTTTCTCAGGTCAGAAAATTCAGCAGAAAAGATAATATCATTATCAGTTGTTCTCCACCCATCGAGTTCATGTAAGACGATTCCGCCATCTTTTTTTAGATTCAGAGCATATTCTGTAAGTCTGACATTATCAATTTCAAATTTGTCCGACCAAATCGCAGTCGGGAATAATAAAGTTCTATTCATACATCACCTCAAATCTTCACTTTGCCTTCTTTAATTAAGCGTTCACGATTTTTCATATGTAATTCTTGCACATCTTCTTTACTG